TTGGTACAAAAATACATCAATGAAATCATTATTATCAGATTATAGAAATTAATATGGAAAAACCTATTGTAATTAACGCTAAAGAATGTAAAGAATGTAATGTTCCTAAAGGTTGGGGACACGAAATTATATTCGAAAATAACGAGCTTTACTGTGGTAAGTTGCTTGTGTTCAAGAAAGGTTGTAACTTTAGCATGCACTATCACTTAATTAAAGACGAGACTTGGTATGTTCAAGAAGGTGAATTTTTATATCGCTGGGTTGATACTGAAACAGGTAAGGTTACTGAAGTTGAACTTAAAGAAGGTGATAGTGTAAGACAATACCCAGGACAACCTCATCAATTAAAAGCATTAACTGATGGAATTATATTTGAGGTAAGTACAGAACATTTTGATAGTGATAGTTATAGAATTTATAGAGAATGGCAAAAATAGGATTATGTGGAACAATGAGTGTAGGTAAAACAACACTCGTTAATGCTTTAAAGCTTTTACCTGAATTTAAGGATTATACAACTAGAACAGAACGTTCTAAAGAATTAATGGCAATGGGTATTCCATTGAACACTGATTCTACGTTTTTAGGTCAAACAGTCTTTATGGCTGAGCGAGCAAGTGAATTATTAATTGATAATATTATCACAGACCGTACTATTATTGACGTAATGGCTTTTGCTCAAGCTTCCAAATCAATGGATTGGCCTGATAAAGAAACATTCTTTGCTTATGCTATTCGTTTGATTAAAGAATACGATTATATCTTTTATGTTTCACCAGAAGGTGTAGAAATTGAGGATAATGGTATTAGAGAAACTGATGCTGATTATAGAAATGAAATTGACATCATTATTCGACATATTTTAAGCATGCAAAAACATCGCATTAAAAATTATGGTGTACTTGAGGGTAGTACTGAAGAACGCATTGAACAAATGCTAGAAGCGCTTTCTCTGTAATATTTATAATAAAATAATTACTATAATGAAACGTTCAGAATTAGCAGAATACATTAAAGAAACCATTGTAGATGTTCTTTCAGAAGCATCAGCTGAAGATGTTAAAAATCAAGAAACGATAAATAAACTTAAAAAAGATGAGTTAGCACTAACTCAAAAGATTAAAGATTTATCTGAAGATATTGATGATGAAAAAAAGGCAGAAAAAGAAGTAGAGGTAGATCCTGATGATTCTGTTTCTGTAATCTCAGATAAGCTTCAAGATAATGCTGCAGCTATGAAAACGGTATTAAATAAGTGGAAAAAAGCTGAAGGTGAAGAAAAGGCAAAGCTATTAAACCGTTTAAAAGAGTTAACTAAGATCAAGAATGAACTTGAAGGATTACTTTAAAAATATTCAAACTTTACTGATTGTAGTATTAGCAGTTTTATTGTTGTTACAACGAAGCTGCTCTTCTACACCTCAGGTAGAACCAAAGGTTATTACAGAAGTAGTAACCCATTGGGATACTGTTAAAGTAGAGACAACAAAATACGTTCCTAAAATAGTAGAAAAAGTAGTAGTTAATATTGATACATTCTCTGCTCCTATTGACACAGTTACAGTATTAAAAGATTATTATGCTAAATACTTCTATACTGATACCATTCAGATAGATACGTTAGGTTCTATAGTGATAAATGACACTATTACCCGTAACTTAATTTCAATGCGTGATGTACAATCCAACATTTTCATCCCAACAACTACAATTACTAATACTGTTTACCTCTACAAACGCGAGTTTTATGGGGGTTTTTCGGTAGGAGCAACTAATCAAGCAGTACAAAATATTAATGGTGAATTATTATACATTAATAAAAAAAGAGATGCATACGGTTTTGGGGTAGGTTTAAACCCACAATGGCAACCTGTTTATACAGTCCGTATGTACTGGAAAATAGGTAAATAATGGCTGAACAAAATTTAAGACAGATAATCCAACAGGAATACATTAAGTGTGCTGCTGATCCAGTCCATTTTATGAAAAAGTACTGTTTTATTCAGCACCCACAACGTGGACGTATTCCATTCCATTTATACCCATTCCAGGAAAAAGTATTAAAATTATTTCAGGAAAACCCTTATTCTATTGTACTTAAATCTCGTCAGTTAGGTATTTCAACTTTAGGTGCTGGTTATTCTTTATGGTTAATGTTATTCCATAAAGATAAAAACGTACTGTGTATCGCAACAAAGCAAGATACAGCCAAAAACATGGTTACGAAGGTTAAATTTATGTATGAAAATTTACCTTCCTGGCTTAAGATAGATGCGCCTGAAAATAATAAATTAACACTTAGGTTAAGTAATGGATCTCAAATTAAAGCTACTTCAGCATCAAGTGATGCAGGTAGATCGGAAGCAGTATCCTTGCTATTAATTGATGAGGCAGCCTTCATTGAAAATATTGGTGAGATCTGGGCTTCAGCACAACAAACCCTAGCCACAGGTGGTGGGTGTATTGCGTTAAGTACTCCTTATGGTACTGGTAATTGGTTCCATCAAACTTGGGTTAGAGCAGAAAATGCTGAAAACGACTTTTTACCAATTAAATTACCTTGGTACGTTCATCCTGAACGAGATGAGGCTTGGAGGAAACGACAAGATGAATTATTAGGTGACCCTAGAATGGCAGCACAAGAGTGTGATTGTGATTTTAGCACCTCAGGTGATATTGTATTCTATCCTGAATACATTGAATTTTATGAAAAAACATATATTAAAGACCCTATTGAGCGTAGGGGGGTTGACCAGAACTTATGGATTTGGGAACCCGCTGATTATTCAAGATCCTACCTTGTGGTTGCTGATGTGGCTCGTGGAGACGGGAAAGATTATTCTGCGTTCCACGTTATTGATATTGAAACAAATACTCAAGTCGCTGAGTATAAAGGTCAAATTGGCACTAAAGAATATGGCCACTTACTAGTTGGTATAGCTACTGAATATAATGAAGCATTACTTGTAATTGAGAATGCTTCAATTGGGTGGGCTACTATCCAAACTGTAATAGATAGAGGATATACTAACCTTCATTACTCAACTAAAGGTGATTCCACAAGAGCAGATTCGTATTTTGACAAATATATGGATACGAGTAAAATGGTTCCTGGCTTTAGTATGACCTCAAAAGTTAGACCTATGATAATAGGTAAATTCCAGGAATATATCTCAGATCAAAGTGTAATTATACAATCAAGTAGATTGATAGAAGAAATGAAAGTGTTTATTTGGAAAAATGGTAGAGCAGAAGCACAGCAAGGGTATAATGACGATTTGGTTATGTCATTTGGAATTGCTATGTTTATGCGTGATACCTCTTTTAAATTTAGACAACAACATTTAGATATGAGTAAAGCAACTCTAAATAGTATTTCTTCAAATAAAACTCCTTTTGTAGGAGGGTATAACCATAATAGAAATGTTCAAAATCCATATGAAATAGACAACCCATATGGAGGAAAAGAAGACATTAGTTGGCTTCTTAGATAATATTTATAATAATAAAGCACCCATAAAATGGCTGATACTAGTTTATTTAAAAGATTACAAAGACTATTCTCCTCGGACGTAGTAATTAGAAACGTTGGTGGAGATCAACTTAAAGTAATCGACACAGATAAAATCCAAACATCAGGAGAATTTGCTACAAACTCACTAATGAGCAGATTCCAAGGTATTTATCAAAACCCAGCTGCTACCTCTTTATATGGTCAGCAGTTTAACCTTAACTATCAATATCTAAGAACATATCTTTATTCAGATTATGATTTAATGGATACAGATGCTATTATTGCTTCTGCTCTTGATATTATTGCTGATGAATGTACTTTAAAAGATGATATGGGTGAGGTACTTCAAATTAAATCATCGGATGAAGACATTCAAAAAATTCTTTACAACTTATTCTATGACGTATTAAACATTGAATTTAATCTTTGGTCTTGGACTCGTCAAATGTGTAAGTATGGTGATTTCTTCCTTAAACTAGAAATTTCTGAAAAATTTGGTGTATTTAATGTTATTCCTTATTCAGCATATCATATTGAAAGAAAGGAAAACTTTGACCCAGAAAATCCTTCTAAAGTAGTATTTACATATAACCCAGAAGGTATTTACGGAGGTTCTTCTTCTGGTTATTACACTACACCAAATAAACAAAATAACGTAAACACTATTGAATTTGATAATTACGAGATTGCTCACTTTAGATTATTATCTGATGTAAACTACCTCCCTTATGGTCGTGCTTATATTGAACCAGCTCGTAAATTATACAAACAATATTCATTAATGGAAGATGCTATGTTAATTCATAGAATTGTCCGTGCTCCCGAAAAACGTATTTTTTATATTAATGTAGGTTCAATTCCACCAAACGAGGTAGAAAACTTCATGCAGAAAACTATTTCTACAATGAAGCGTACTCCGTTTATGGATCAAAAGACTGGTGAGTACAATCTAAAATATAACATGCAAAATGTTATGGAGGACTTTTACATCCCAGTTAGAGGTAATGACCAAGCAACTAAAATCGATACTACAAAAGGACTTGAATGGTCAGGTATTGAAGATGTAGAATACCTAAGAGAAAAATTATTCGCAGCTCTTAAAGTACCTAAAGCCTTTATGGGTTACGATGAAAACTTATCAGGTAAAGCTACATTAGCAGCTGAAGATATTCGTTTTGGTCGTACAATTGACCGTATCCAACGTATTCTTCTTTCAGAATTATATAAAATTGCTCTTATTCACCTATATGCTCAAGGGTATAGAGATGAACAAATGACTAACTTTGAACTTAATCTAACTACCCCTTCTATCATTTACGATCAAGAAAAGATCGCATTAATGAAAGAAAAAGTAGATTTAGCTGCTCAAATGTTAGAAAATAAATTATTACCTACAGATTGGATTTATGAACATATCTTCCACTTAAGTGAAGATCAATACGAAGAATATAGAGACTTAATTGTCCAAGACCAAAAACGTAGATTCCGTTTAGCTCAAATTGAGACTGAAGGTAATGATCCATTAACAACAGGTCGTTCATATGGTACACCACATGATTTAGCTTCATTATATGGAATGGGAAGAACACAATCAGATCCATCCAATGTACCAGATGGATATAATGAAAAAGAACCATTAGGTAGAAAAAAAGAAAAACTAACTGATAGAGGTAAACAAGAAAATGCTTTTGGTAAAGATCCATTAGGTAGAAAGGCTGCAAAAAGTGGTAATGATACTGAATCTAATAGATTAAGACCAAAATTTAAAGGTGGTTCTCCACTAGCAATGGAACATAAAGAAATGTTAAAAAAAGTACCTGGACCTAAAAGAACTGGAAAAAAACTAGTTTTTGAAGAAGAAAAAAAGGGAAATGGGTTGCTA